GAGACAATAGTCCCCAAACTCTAACGTCGTGCCGATGCAAGCGAGAATTCCATCTCGTTCTAAGATGAGATTCATCGCTTCCACTGAACGACGTGAAACCTGCGTAACCAGCGTCACGGATTGCCACAATTCTGATTCCACGTTGAAAACGTGCAGGAATGAGGCTTCTGAGCTGTTCTGAGGCATGCCATAATCCTTTATTAAAGAGATTGTTGGTAGTGTCTAGTACAGCCTGGCGTGACGCCGGACTGTTGGGATCCAGCGTCTTCGGCGATACAGGGGTTACATCGTAACCCTTGTACGCGTCAGTGCCACAAGACTCGCGGAAATGTCCGTGAACGAAAGACTTAGTCTTGTTCACTTTCAGCCCTACGAGCTCCATGGTATTGACTAGATCCACGTACCCGTGTGTTGGGATAATGATATCATCTCCATACACACGTACCTGGTTGCGTAACTCCCATATCTTTCGCTTCGTAACCCTGCCCTTGATGGTAACACCTAGAGCAAAGCAGAGGAATACGAAAGACTGAATAGGGAAAGTTACAGCTGTACCCTGCGAGGCAAACTTCCTGAGTTTCAGGAAGCCCTTAACCTTAGAAACGTCATCTCTAAGGTACCTCGTTCGTGCGGCGTGCAGAGCGGTCAGAAGGGACGGATGTCCCCTAAAGATTCGCTCCACGGTCCAACACGAAAGCCGATCGCTTGCATCAGACAAATCGACTGTTGCAAGGTCACGGCTGAGGGAAGCTTGAACAACCATCGCGGCCGACTTGGACTGATCACGTAGGTCGATAAAGTAGCCTTTAAACAGGCGACGATATTCCCCTACGAGATAGTCTAGCATCAGCATCTGGCACCACATATGTGATGTAGGTTCTGCTGCTATTATCCTAGGACCTTTTGCGGTCTTAGGAACACAATGAAGCCTCGACGGTCCCTCATGATTAGAGGGCCGATCCCGATTTTGCCCTGCAGTTTTCCCGCAGAGCTCGAAGGGGAACCGTTCTTCAAGCTTATCCGGCCAGTAGTCGAACCTAGATTTCTCATGGTTCTTCCACTGCTCGGCCACAGCACCAGGGCCATGTCTAAAGCCAATGCCCTCCGCATTCATTTCTTTGCGCTCAGAATAGAGCACAGGGTCGAACGCAGAAAAGTCATTGAGTAAGATATCAGCAACTTGCTGAATTCTTCCTAGGACATGACGACTTCTGACCAGTGAATGGTCAGTAGCGCTATCCCCCCCAAATGGAAGGGCTAACGCTTGTCCAGGTATGTTAGTACAGTCACTAAGACTATTACTAGCAATCTGTTCATAGTCGCCGAGGAGATCTTCTTCCCACTTAAGAGTAGGTTGAGGTAGTCTCTGCTCGATTTCATGGTAGTTCTCCAGTGCCGCCTCACGGCGGTCCGGGGAGCATTCCATGGCTATATTCTTCCCGATCCGGAATAACTGCCGGAGAAAGAAGATAATAGTCTCATCAGCATCCTGCTTAAGACAGGCATCCCTATCAAAC